TGCTGGTTTAAAGATGTTTGATGCGTCAAGTGATCCCGAACTATTTCCTGCTCCAACCATAGTATGAATTTCGTCAATAAATAAGATGATATTTGGTGATACTTCCAACTCTTCAATAATCACTTTCATTCTTTCTTCAAATTGACCACGATATTTTGTTCCAGCGACAAGTGAATTCATATCTAATGATACAATTCTTTTATCTGCCAAATTTTTTGGACATTCTCCGTTATAGATCATCATTGCCAAACCTTCAACAATGGCCGTTTTACCACAACCAGGTTCACCAATTATAATTGGGTTATTTTTTTTTCTTCGAGATAGAATTTGGGCAATTCTAAAGATTTCATTTTGTCTTCCAACAACAGGGTCAAGTTTACCATCTTCGGCTAACTTATTTAGATCTTTACTGAAGTTATCTAACACTGGTGTTCCACTTTCAGATTTTTTCTTTGGTTTTTCTCCGCTATCATCCATAAATTCTAACATATTAATTTTTTCTTAATAATAATAACTTTATTTTAAAAAGTCCATAATTGTCATATTGTCAGTTTGATTTATTAAACATTTTGATTATACTGACATTTTGTCATAAAATATTATTTGGTATAATTTTTCATAAAAAAAAGAAAAATAAACCTATAAAATAATAAAAAAATGATTAACAGGAACGAATTCAACAAAATTTTTAATCAAATGTTTTTACCATTTGAAAATAAAAAATGGGATAAAAGATTATATACATCACCTGATGGGTCTTTTTCCATAAGTTATCTATCATTATATGATGTTGATATTTCAAACGAAGAAATTGTTGAATTAAAAAACAAATTAAATATTGCGGTAGAAAATGAAAAATTTGAAGACGCAATTGAATTGAGAGACCAAATTAAAAAATTGGAAAAAAATATGAAAGAAATTTCAGAGTTACAATCAAAATTAGATGATTGTGTAAAAAAACAAGACTTTGAAAATGCAATACAATATCGTGATAAGATTAATTCTCTCAAATAATAAAGTCCACCTTTGGGTGGATTTTTTTTGTTTATTGACATATTTATTATTAAATTAAAAAATTTATGAAAAAAATTATAAGACTTACAGAAAACGATTTGGCTCGTATTGTTAAAAGAGTTATTAATGAAAGACAATATTTGATGGAAGACAATAAAGGTCACACAGGTCAAGTAATAGATATAATGATACCATGGATGAAAAACGAAACTGGTGCTGTAATACCGGCTAGAGACGCATTTACAAAACCGGAATACACCTCAACATTTTATTATTACGTTGGAGGTTTAGAAAGTAAGGCAATAAAAGACAATGGTAATAAACTTGTAAGTCAAATAACAAAAATAGTTGATAATATTACTGACACTGAAATACGACCATACGGAGCTCAAACTTATGACCCGGCAACAAATACAATACGAGGAAAAGTAGTTCCACAAAGTGATTTTAAAAATAAATATCCTTGGGATGCAACGAAGACAAGTAATTACAGTGTAACATTCCAAGATGGAGGTGTTATTAATCCAATATCAGTTAAATATAAACAAGGAAAAGAATACATCCCAACCCAAAAATAAAAAAAACATTACAAATAATTAAATCCACCTTCGGGTGGATTTTTTGTTTCGTATATTTATAGTTATGGAAGGATGGATAAAATTTGCTGAGTCTTTGGAACTAACAAAAGAGTTGGAAATTACTTATTTTAAAATTAGAAAAATATTCCAAAGAGAGGGGTGGTCACAAAAGGATATTGAAAAACCTCCATATTATCCGAAAGCTTTAATGGGTTTACACTTAAAATTCCAACCATTGATTCGAGAAATAGACCAAACAATTAGAGATTATGGTTTTAATGTTGACGGAGACGAAGTTGGTTATTATATTATGGATAAACTTCGTCATATAGATGACATAACCCCATTAAGAAAACCAAATGGCAATAACTAGAACAGATATAGAAGGAAACAAAATTATTTGTGAAATAACATCTTCTAATTTAAAAAGAAGTGAGTATGATATTGAAAATAAAACATTAAAAATAACTTTCAACAATGAAATGTTATATGAATATGAAGAAGTCCCCCATTCAATATATTCCCAATTTAGATTATCAGATTCTCAAGGAAGATATTTCAATCAAAACATAGCAAAAAAATTCAAATACAAAAAACTTTGAAAATCATATTGATAATGTATTTATTAATATGAAAGAATTTAAAAAAGTTATAAATAGCTTTTATTTACAGGACAAACTTAATCCTGAAGTTTGGGAATTACCCAATGAAAAATATATGGGTGACAAAGACTCCCAATTCTATAAATTAAAACCTGAAATTAGAAAAAAACTTTTACAAGTTGCTGACGTTTTTTTAAAAACAATCGACCAAGACATTTTTATTCAAGACATTATACTAATTGGTTCTTTAACTGGTTATAATTGGTCTGAGTTTTCTGACTTTGACGTTCATTTATTATATGATTTTAATGAGGCTGGTGAAAATAAAGAATTATATGAAGAACTTTTTCACCTAAAAAAAACATTGTTTAACGCATCTCACGACATTAGAATTAAAGGTTATGAAGTTGAGGTTTTTATTCAAGACTCTAACGAAAAAGAGAAAAGTATGGGGTCTTATTCTTTGGTTTCTGATACATGGATTAGAAAACCAGAAAAAGAAAATTTTGAAGTTGATGAGAAAAAGATTAAAGAAAAAGCTCAACAATGGATGGATATAATAGATGGTGTTTTGGAAAACGCAGAAGATGAAGATTTAAAAGACGCCATTGACCTTGTTAAGAAATACAAAGAAAAGTTAAGAAAATACAGAACTTGTGGATTAACAAAAGAAGGTGAGTATTCATATGAAAATTTGGTGTTTAAGTTTTTAAGAAGAACGGGATATATAAAAAAACTTGAAGACTTCAAAAACAAGATTACTGATAAAAAATTATCATTAGAAAACTTAAATATTGAATAATTAGTCAATTTATCTATTAACAATATATTTATTATTGAGTTAAACTATCTTTTTGGATATTTATACTAAAATAACATATAAAGAAAAAACAAAATGGCAGATTTGAAACCACTTGGAAGTGAAAAATTAGAAGGTATGGACAAAATTAGACGTATCTTAGAAATTGCACATTATAATGAAAAACCAAAATCACAACTTAACGAAAACGAAACTTTGAACTATACCATTCAATTAGCTGATGGTTACACTTACGGTATTGTTAAAGAAAAGTTAGGTTATATAATTAAAAAAGGGATTAATGAATCTGTTTTAGATTATTCAGACCCAATTAGACAAAGAAAATATTTTGATTCGTATTCTCAGGCAATGAAAAAGTTGAATCTTCACGCTAAAGAATTAAATCGCATTCATGAGAATGATGAGGAGATTCCTTTAATTGGCGAGCAAACCGCTTCAAAAAAAAAATTCGTTTTAAAAACGCCTAAACCCGCAACGGAACCAACACCTGACGCGGCACCCGCACCTGCACCCGCACCTGCACCGGCACCTACACCTGAAGAAACTCCTGTACCGCCATCACCTGAAGAAGGTGGTGAACCTATGGGTGATGATATGATGGGAGGAGAACCAATGGGAGGAGAACCAATGGGTGGAGAACCAATGGGCGGAGAACCAATGGGCGGAGAACCAATGGGCGGAGAACCAATGGGCGGAGAACCAATGGGAGGAGAGCCAATGGGTGGAGAACCAATGGGTGGCGAGCCTATGGGTGGAGAGACTGAAGAAGGTGGAGGATTCAAAACTATTCAAAGACTTACAGGTAAATTATCACAAAAATTAAGAGCATATAACAATCAAGATGAAGACGGATTGGATTCACAGGATATTAAATATGTTATAAACATGGTTTTATCGGCTTTAGATTTAGAAAAGTTGGACGAGGATGATAAAGAAGACATTTTATCTAAATTTGAAGAAATTGATATGTACGGTGATGAAGGTCCTGAAAGTTTAGATTTTAGTGGTGAAGAAGATGTCAATTTTGGTGGTGATGAGTTTGGAGGTGAGGAATTTGGAGCAGAACCAATGGGAGGAGCACCTATGGGTGGAGAAGGACCTATACCACAAGAACCAACAGAAAATGTTTTTGGAGAATCAAGAGTTGAAAATGTTTTGAAAAAATATTTTGTAGTAACAAAAGAAGAAGCTCCAATTTTAGAAGAAAAAAAACAAAAAGATTATATTAAAAACAAATTAACACAGATAAAAGTAAAACAAGAGTTGCAAAATTTATCAGAAACTAATCGTCAGTTGGAAAGAGCAAATAGACTTTTATCTGAAGGAGCACAATTTGTAGGTAAAACAAATTTAGATAATTTAATTTTTAATAAAAAAGGTAAACAAATTAAAATAGACACAAGAGGAAACATTATATGAATTTGATTTATATAAATGAGTTAGGGCCAAACTTTAGAGGAGACAACATCTATGAATTTATTTTTTCAGATGTTGATGACGCATATGGTGAAGATTGGGATATTGAGCCAGCATCTGGACGACCACAACCACCAAAAATTGAATTTATTAAAAAAGTTGGTATTTTAAAAAACTCAGATATAGAATTAGAATTAGTTCAAAATTCAGACTTTTTTTGTGTTTATGATGCTGTTGATGGTGTTATTTCATTAGGATGGGAAAAGTCGGATTCGGATGAAATAATTGTATATAAAAAGAAACGATTAGTTTTTCAATACGGAGAAAGTATTGAAAATGTTGAAAGTAAATTATACGAAAGAGATGTCGTATTAAATTGGGAAAAAAATTTGATGCTAAATGAAACACATGAATTATAAACTTCAAAAATTACTTCATGAAGGTTTTTCTATTAAAACATTAGAAAATCTATCAGAAAAACAACTATCTTCTTTATACCGTAGAATTATGGAGCAAGAAGGGACACTTAATGTTAAAAAAGGTTCCCCCGAAGAGGCTAAAGCTAAATCTACCGGTAAATCATTTGTTACTTATGAAGAAGAACTTGAAGAAGATGACTTCGCATTAAATAGAATGGCAAAAAACGACCCATATGAAACAGGCGATAATTATTCTGGTCCTGGCTCAGATGATGGATTTGGGGATGAATATGACGGAATGTCGAACGAAGGAGAGATTGAAGAAAAATCGGTTTCTAGACAACAACAAAAAATTATGGGATTGGCTCTTTCTGTTAAAAAAGGAGATACTCCAAAATCCAAGGTTTCTAAAAAAGTTCAAAATATGGCAAAAGAAATGTCTAAAAAAGATTTAGAAGATTTTGCATCCACAAAACACAAAGGTTTACCAAAAAGAGTTGAAGAAGATGATGAGGTAAAAAACTTAGAAGAAAGTATTTTATCAATAGTACAAAAACATATACCAACTCACTTTACAAAAGGAGAACTTTTAAGAAATTTTAGAAGTAGAATTTAAAAATGAATGTCACTTTCAAAAGAACAAATATTATTAGAATATGCTAAATGTGTAAATGATACACCATACGCTCTAAAAACATATTTGCAAACTTACGACAACACACAATCAAAATACGTACCGCTAGAACTATTTAATGACCAAGTCACTTTGGTAAAAGACTACGATACTGCTGAAGAAAATATAGCACTCAAATATCGACAAGCGGGTGTATCAACAGTAACATCTGCATGGGCATCAAAAAGATTAGTTTTTGCAAAAAAATCAAAACCTGAAAAAATTCTAATTATTGCAAACAAACTTGATACTGCCGTTGAAATGGCAAACAAAGTTCGTTCATTTGTTGAGCAATGGCCTAACTGGTTGGGTGTTGGGTTTTCTTCTGAAAAAAATGCAGCGAGACATTTTAAATTAACAAACGGTTGTGAAGTAAAGGCGGTTGCAACCTCAAAAGATGCTCTTCGTGGGTATACACCAACTATTCTTATTTTTGATGAGGCCGCTTATATCGATGCTGATGAAGATTTTTGGTCAGCGTGTATGGCATCCCTTTCAACAGGGGGTAAAGTAATTGTTATTTCAACACCCAACGGGTTTGACCCAATTTACTACTCAATTTATGCTCAGGCGATAAAAGGAATGAATGACTTCAAAATTACTGAGATGTTTTGGTTTAGAGACCCTAGATATTCCAAAGACTTAAAACTAATAAAGGTTGATGATATAATACATTACATGTTAAACAGAGCTGACTATAAGGATGATGAAATAACTATCGATTATTCAAATATAAAAGTATCAGACAGAGATTTTGAGGATATTAAACAAAAAATTGAAAACGGTTACAAACCATACTCGTCGTGGTTTGAATCGATGTCAAAAAAATTGAAATTTGATAAACGTAAAATATCACAAGAGTTAGAATGTAACTTTTTAGGGTCAGGGGATAATGTTATTCCTCCTGAAACTATGAAAAAAATAAAAGAAAACCATATTAGAGAACCTGAAAACAAATTTATGGGTGGTGTTCTTTGGCAATGGAAAGAACCGATTGTTGGTCACAGATATATTATGGGAATGGACGTTTCGAGAGGGGACAGTGAAGATTTTACAACTTTTATTATAATTGATTTTGATGAAAGAGAACAAGTCTTAGAATATATTGCAAAAGTTCCACCTGATATTGTAGCGGAAATAGCATATAAGTGGGCAATAATGTATAACGCATTTATTGTAACCGATATTACAGGTGGTATGGGTGTTGCCACTTCCAGAAAACTTCAAGAACTTGGATATAAAAATTTGTATGTTGATGGTGTAAATCCTGCAGACAAATGGAAATGGGACCCAAAACAAGAAGATAAAATACCAGGAATAAATTTTAACTCAAAACGAGTTTTAATTGTCCAAGCGTTTGAAGAAGCTTTAAGGTTTGGGTTCGCAGTCAAGTCCCAAAGACTTTTTAACGAATTAAATACTTTTGTTTATGTGAACGGAAGACCTGACCACCAAAAAGGCCAACACGACGATTTAATTATGGCAATGGCTATGGCGATTTATGTTGGGGAGTCGTCTTTTTCTAAATTGGAAAAAGCAACAGAACAAGCAAAAGCAATGATAGAATCTTGGACAACAGACAAAACTATGTTCAAAGATTCGTCACAAAATTTTAATCCTTCAATTCCGGTTCAAAATGATATGTATAATAATAGACCATACACTGGACCAACTAAAAGTGACTATGAAAATTATTCTTGGTTATTTGGGGGAAGAAGAGTTTAGAATATCATAAAATGAACTATTTTAAAAAATAAAATGGCAGAAGAAAAATATACAGTTTGGCAAAGATTAGGTAGAGTTTTTGGACCTAATTCAACAATTGACCAACAATCACCGGTTTTTAAATTCGATAAAAAAGAATTATTAAAAACACCAAACAAACAAGAATTTGAAAAAGAAAAACTTCAAGCTCAACAGACCATGTATATTGGTCAGCAATGGCAAAAAGTGGAAAGTAATCTTTATCAACAGGCGGTTTATTATGAACCAACAAGAATGGCATCATATTATGATTATGAATCCATGGAATACACCCCCGAAATTTCAGCAGCATTAGACATTTATGCTGAAGAGTCGACAACACCCGATAAAGACGGACACATTTTACAAATTTATTCTGAATCAAAAAGAATTAAATCAGTTTTAACCGATTTATTTAATAACAAATTGGATATAAATACAAACTTACCAATGTGGATTAGAAACACTTGTAAATTTGGTGATAATTTTGTTTATTTAAAATTAGACCCCGAAAGAGGAGTTGTAGGTTGTCAACAATTACCTAATATCCAAATAGAAAGATTAGAAAAAGGAATGAAATTCCAACCTGAAAAATATTCAGCAGAAATTGAAAATGACGCTCTTAAATTCACATGGAAAGAAAAAAACATGGAATTTAACACATGGGAGATAGGTCACTTTAGAATATTAGGAGATGATAGAAAATTACCATATGGTACATCAATGTTAGAAAAAGCTCGTCGTATTTGGAAACAATTACTTTTATCTGAAGATGCGATGTTAATTTACCGAGTGTCAAGAGCACCTGAAAGACGGGTTTTTAAAGTATTTGTGGGTAATATGGATGACAAAGATGTTGATGCTTATGTACAAAGAGTTGCTAATAAATTCAAAAGAGACCAAATTGTAGACCATAAAACAGGAAATGTTGACATGAGATACAATCAAATGGCAGTTGACCAAGATTATTTTATCCCTGTTAGAGACCCTGCAGCTACTAACCCTATTGAGACATTAGATGGGGCTAAAAACTTAGCAGAAATCGCGGATATTGAATATATCCAAAAGAAACTTGTTACAGCATTAAGAATCCCTAAAGCGTATTTAGGTTTTGAAGAGGCTGTTGGCGATGGTAAAAATTTATCACTATTAGATATTAGATTTGCTAGAACAATTAATAGGATTCAAAAATCTATGATTGCAGAACTAAATAAAATTGCAATCATTCATTTGTTTCTTTTAGGGTTCGAAGATGAATTAACCAATTTTACACTTGGATTAACCAACCCATCTAAACAATCTGATTTATTAGGTATAGAATTATGGAAAGAAAAAATAACATTATTTAAAGATGCGGTTGCACCAATTCAAGATAGTGTTGCCCCTGTATCAGCATCATGGGCCAAAAAACATATTCTTGGATTTTCTGATGATGAAATTAGACTTGATTTACAACAACAAAGAATTGAAAGAGCAGTATCTGCAGAACTTGGTAAAACTGCAGAAGTTATTACTAAAACGGGATTATTTGATACTCTTGATTCACTTTATGGTAAAAAAGACGCCGCCGCAGGTGGAGCACCTGCTGAAGGAGGAGCGGCACCTGCAGGTGGAGCATCACCTGAAGAAGGAGGAATGCCTCCTGAATCTGGAGGTGGAGCACCACCGCCACCACCTGCAGAAGGTGGGGGAGTAACTCCTGAAAATTTTAATAGAAATGATTTAAATTTAATTTTGGAAAACACGCTTTTTGATAGAGATAATACATTAGATTTATCAAAAGGTAGATTATCTATTAACGAAATAGATGACAAAATAAATAAATTATTAAACAAGTAAGTATTTATCTAAAAAAATAGATATGGCAACTTTTGGTGAAATAAAAACTAAAATAGACGAAACTTTCATTAACTTATATGGTAAGGATGAGTTTAAATTTTTCAGCAATCAATTTAAAAAGATTGTTTTAGAAAATAAAGACATTGCGGAGCTTTATTATATCTATAATGATTTGACAGAAAATAAAGGTATACCTGTAGACTTAGTTAATGACTATATTAATGAGTCTGTAGAATACTCACAAATTTTAGTTGAAAATAATAATAAAGAATTAAGTAGAATTAATTCATGGATTAATAGTATCGATTTACATGGAAATGTAAAAAATATTTACGAAACAATCGATAATGTAATTTATAACAATTCTATTAAAAATCTTGAAAATATTTTAGAATCAAAAAAACAAATATCTAATATTATATCTACACCTAAAAAAGAAGTAACCATTAAAGAATCTATCAATTTACCTTTAGAGACTATGTTGAAAGTTGCAAACTCAAAACTTAATGATGAAATTACTAATCTGTCAGAAAGTGAAAAAAATGACATCAAAGAAATCGTTTCTTTATCTAAAACTGAGTTAGAAAACAGAATGGAAAACTTAAAGGAATGTATTATTGAAAACTTAAAGGTGAAAATAAACGAGTCTACTGAAAGTGATTTGAAAAATACAATTGAAAAAACTGTAAACAAAATACAAAACTCACCTGTTGATTTTTACAATTACTATAAGTTAAGACAACTCCAAGAAGGTTTATAATGAAATTTTTTAAAAACATGATGGAGGGTGCAAACGGTGGTATATCCTCTAAAAGATTCATTGGTTTATTATGTACTTTTTCTTTAATAATATCTTTATTTGTTTCTTTATTTACTTGTGGAAGATATGAGGCCCCTGAAATTTTAATAGAAACAATTGGATTATTGGCGTTTGGGACTTTAGGATTGACATCCGTAGATTTCTTTACCAACAAAAAAAAGGATAATAAAAATCAAGAAGAAAAATGATTTTTAATTTTTTGTATATAAACTGCCTTTATTCTTTTCTTTCTTGACTTAACGGACTTTTTTTCAAACTCTTTTCCGTCTCTTAAATGTTCAAGTTGTTTTGTTTTGTATACCTTGAGTTTATATTGTTTCAATGATTGTTCAATATTATTTTTTTTAACTTCGATAATAATCATATTTTTTTTCTTTTTTTAATATAAATATATTAATTTTTTTATGTTTTGACAAATTCTTTTGTAATTGTTATTATTAGAAAAAATAAACCTCTTACATATGAAAAATGAAGAAAGGAAAAACATCAAAATTAAACATTTTTGATGATGCGAAATGTCAGTACGGAACGGTCGATTCTAAAAATTTCAAATCAATTTATTTAATTTTACAAACATGGGTCGAACCAAAAGACGATTACAGTAATTGGACATCAATTACAGGTAGTATAAAAAGACAAATTCTACACACACTATTAGAAGTTGTTGACCACAAAATTTTTGAAAAAAAGTGTATAGTTGACTTAGATTTAAGAACAAGTGGATTACAAAAAAATAAAAAAAGTTTTTTGAATTTAGAAATTACATTGTTTATTCACAACCAATCGTATGATTTCAAATCAATTCTTTTAAGGTCAAAAATAAAAAATATTTTCCAATCAATATATGTGGATGATTTAAAAAAATCACTTTATTTCACATTAAGTAAAACTAAATCAGAACAAATAGAAGAAATATAATATTTATTAATAAAAATATTATGAAAATTTTAGGACCAAAAGACACGGGTAAAGGGATTCTAGTTGAATGGGATGCCGGTATTATAAATCCAAATGAGCCAAGAAACCAAAATTTGATTAGAGAATCTTATGGTCAGTTAGACCATTCTAAACCGTTTGTTTTTTACGCAACACTTCAAAAATGGGGAGTTCCAAATAGAAACGGTAGAGTATATCCTGAAAAAATATTAAAAAGAGAAGCTGAAAAATATCAAGATGTTATTAAAAAAGGAATGTCAATTTCTGAATTAAACCACCCTGAATCTTCTTTAGTAGATTTAGATAGGGTTTCTCATATTATAACTGAAACATGGTGGGAAGGAAATATATTGATGGGGAAAATTAAATTATTAACAAGTCCAGGTTTTCACGAAAGAGGTATTGTAACATCTAAGGGTGATGTTGCTGCGAATCTTATGAGACAAGGAGTCACTATGGGAGTATCTTCTCGTGGGGTCGGGTCTTTAGTAAAAAAAGGAGACCAAAATGAGGTACAGGAGGATTTTGAATTAATTTGTTTTGACCTTGTATCATCACCATCTACACCAGGAGCTTATCTTTATTTGAATGCTGAAGATAGACCAAGATATGAAGAAAAATTGGCAGAACATGATAACGCTTCAGTTAGTGATAGTGGATTAGAAAAATCTGTTGACTTAATGAAAAGATTGTCCGATTATTTAGGAAAGTAAAAAAATTAAATTATGGACGAAAAGTATTTTGTAGCAAAAATCACAACTGATATGGTTGATGATAACACAGGTAAAATCAAAAAAATTAGAGAAGAAAAATTGGTTAAAGGTTTTTCACCAACAGACGTTGAAGCTAAAGTAACTAAAGCTTATGAAAGTTACTCAATGGATTGGAGAATCACTGCAATCGTTGAAAGTAAAATTGACGAAGTTATTGAATAAAAAAATTCTTAACATTTTTATAAAGGTCCCCAAAAGGGACCTTTTTTATTTTTTAACGGTTTTTCATATAAAAAACAAACTTTTTGGAATATAGATATATTTATTATAAAAATAAACGCAAAATTATATGCTTTTTTAAATGAGTAACAGAAAATCAGAATCGTTAGTAGAGGAGGCTTTATTACAAATGAAGACTATCGAAGAGGCGATTAGTGAAAATGCAAAAGGAATACTTGCTTCAACCATGAAACAAGAAATCGGCGAATTAGTAAGGGAATCTATAATGGGTTCTAAAAAATCCTTAAAAGAACAAGCACAAGGTGGTGAACAACCACAAGGTTCAGAAGAAGAAGGAGAAGAAATAGAAGTATCTGGTGAAGAGGAAGTGGAAGCACTACCGGCACCAAGTACTGATAATGGTATGGAAGGGTCACCTGAAGGACCAACTGAAGAACTACCTCCACTTGATATGACAAAATCACCAATGTCCGACGTTATGAAAGTTTTCAAAGCGATGGGAGATGAAGATGGTTTTATCATTCAAAAAGATGGTAATTATGTTCACTTGAAAGACGGTAAAGCAAATACCGAATATCTAATCAGTATGGAAGTTGACGAACCTGAAATGCCTGCAGAACAACCTGTCGAAAACATGGCTGAAAATACAACATATGAGTTGGTTTTTGAAGACGATTCGATGGCGAATGAAATGGACTATAACGAAGACATGAACATGGATGAAATGTATATGGATGAAATGGACTATAACGAAGATATGGGCATGGATGAAATGTATATGGATGAAATGGACTATAACGAAGGTATGGGTCATATGAACATGGATGAAATGTATATGGATGAAATGGACTATAACGAAGATATGGACATGGATGAAGAAGTTTATGAAATCGACCAAGAATCACTTGAAAATGTTGTTGAGGCGTTTAAAGCGAAAGGTAAAATTGGAAAACTTAAAACCAATATTTATCCTTCAAAATTAAAACACGGTGTTACTGAAACAGACGAAGATGAAATTTCAGACGGATGGATGGACGAAGAGGAAGATGATGACGTTGAAGCAACTGAAGCTGCTAGAACTTATGGAAATGGTTCTAAAAAAGGTAGAGGTTTAAGAAAGGGAATCACACCAAACAGAAATTTAACGTTTGAATCTCGTGAATTGGAATCTTTAAGAGAAAAAAATGAAGAGTATAGAAAAGCATTAGACTTTTTTAGAAATAAATTAAATGAAGTTGCAATTTTCAATTCTAATTTGGCTTACGCCACTAGATTGTTTACAGAACACTCAACAACAAAACAAGAAAAAATCAACATCTTAAGAAGATTTGACACTGTTGAATCTTTGAAAGAATCAAAATCACTTTACAGAACAATCAAAGAAGAAATTGGTGAATCACCAAACTCTATGATGAACGAATCTATTGCCCAAAAAGTTGTTAAAACTCCAAGTAATGGTTCATCATCAAACTTGATTGAATCTAAAGCTTACGAAAATCCTCAATTTATGAGAATGAAGGATTTAATGAACAAAATAAAATAAAAATAAACTCTAAAAAAAATTAAAAAATGGGAGCATTATTAGAATCAGGTCTTGTTGGTAACATCGGGTTAAAACACCTTAAAGTTATCAAAGAAGATACAATTAACAAATGGGATAGATTAGGATTCCTAGACGGTCTTAAAGGACACATCAAAGAGAACATGGCACAGTTATATGAAAACCAAGCGTCTCACCTAATTAACGAAGCTGCGTCTTCAGATAGTTCAGGTTCTTTCGAAACTGTAGTTTTCCCTATCGTTAGACGTGTATTCTCTAAATTATTGGCTAATGATTTAGTATCGGTACAAGCAATGAACTTACCTATCGGTAAATTGTTCTACTTTATCCCTAAAATCCAAGGATATTCTGGTGGTACTTTTTTAGATGCTACTCAAGCGGGTCGTTCAGGAGAGCACTATGCACCAATTGGTTCACCTGGTAATTATCCTGGTACAGCCGGAGCAAATGATGGTTATACTGTAACTAATGGTTCATACAACCCATCTTACACAAGAAACCTTTATGATTTGTATTATGAAGGAGCTGAAGCTGGATTGAATCCTCCTGGAATATTTGATTACTCAAAAGGTCAATGGACTGCAATCACAGGAAACGTACAAACAGTAGTATGGTCAAGTGGTAATTTAGTTGCGTCTGCATATACTGCTGGTGAATTTAGAAAAATTATCGTAGCAATGTCAGGATTTTCTTCAACAGGTGCTGGAAAACTTATCGGACCTGATGGTCAAGAAATGGACACTGAAGCATTTTTATCTGATTTAAAAGTATTTACTACAAATGCAACAGTTGCTACACAATTAGGAACAAATACATTTTCTCCATTGTTATTTAGAGTTGTTACTCAACAATACGGAAAATCAATTGCATCTTACGGTTCACAAACTTCAACTACTTGGCCTTCAACAGGTGGAGGTTCTTATGACAATATTTGTTCTCAAACAGGTGTTATCTATTTAGAAGTTGACGCACAGACACCTGTATGTGTTACTTGTAGTAACGCATCAACTATCGACGGATACTCAGGAGCAACAATTACAACGGCAGCTTGGTCAGGTACACCTCTTCAGTATTCATTCAAAAGATACCAAGAATTGGAATTTGAAGACAAAATTGGTGAGGTTTCTTTTGACCTTGAGTCAGTAACTGTATCTGTTACAGAAAGAAAACTAAGAGCACAATGGTCTCCTGAATTAGCACAAGACGTTTCTGCATTCCATAACATTGATGCTGAAGCTGAATTAACAGCTTTATTATCTGAGCAAGTGGCAGCAGAAATTGACCGTGAAATTTTACGTGACTTACGTAAAGGTGCGGCTTGGAACTTACGTTGGGATTACAACGGATGGAGAAGATTATCTAACACAACTTCTTACACTCAAAAAGACTGGAACCAAACTTTGATTACAGCAATCAACCAATTGTCCGCACAAATCCACAAATCTACTTTGAGAGGTGGAGCGAACTGGATTGTTGTTTCTTCTGAGGTTTCTGCAATCTTTGATGACTTAGAATACTTCCACGTATCTAACGCATCTCCTGAGCAAGACCAATACAACATGGGTATTGAAAGAGTTGGTACATTAGCAGGTCGTTACCAAGTATACCGTGACCCTTACTTCCCAGCAAACCAAGTTTTGATTGGACATAAAGGAACATCATTGTTAGATACAGGTTACGTTTACGCGCCATATGTACCTCTACAATTAACACCTACAATGTACAACCCATTCAACTTTACACCTATCAAAGGTATTATGACAAGATACGCTAAGAAAATGGTTAATAACCGTTTCTACGGACGTATCACAGTTGATGGAGTTCGTTCATTCGACTTAAATGAATTGAGATAATCAATTTAAAGGTTAATACAAGAAAAAGGTCAGATTTATCTGACCTTTTTTTATTAAAGAAATATTTATTAATATGATTGAAAAAATTATAAACAAAGTACTCAATGAAATAACATCTAGTCGATATGCTGGTTATTATAATGGACCACTTACAATGGGTGAAATGGATTGGGATGAAAGCGAGGTTGGCCCATACAATAAAAAAGTATCTATATATCACAACGCCGACTTAGAATATGATAGTTACGACGGTTCTATGGAGTCAAATAAAAATAAAGTTAAAAGATTAGAACAAAAATCAAAAAAAATAAGTAAATATAATAAAACACATATCCATTCTAGCGATGAAGAAGGTGGACCAATCAATCCCACACCAGGTAGAAATAAAAAAATTGTACCTATTAAAGAATGGGTAGAATTAGATAAAATTACACTTAATGAAGATTTGGCAGTATGGTTTGGTAAAAAGAAAAAACCAAAAGGTTCATCTCAACCAAAAGGTCCATGGGTAAATATTTGTAGAAAAGTCGACGGTAAACATCCCCCTTGTGGTAGACCTGATACAAATAAAGGAGCATACCCAAAATGTAGAGCTGCTGGAGTTGCAGGTAAAATGAGTGATTCAGAAAAAAGAGCAGCTTGTCAACAAAAAAGAAAGGCGGAGTCCAAAGACACACAAACAGGTAAAGGTCAAAAACCTATTATGACTTCATACAAACCAAAAAAGAAAAGGACCCAAAATGAGTCCTTAGATATTATTATTAATCGTATATTAAATTCCCTTTAATAGATTTATAAATTGAACCCAAGTGTCTAAATCATTTTCGTTCCTACCAATGTTCGCAGAATAACAACAAAGTACTACATTGTCTTTAGTATACCCTTTGTTCCTATCTAACCTGTCTAATGAAGGTTGTTGAGGGTGTTTAGATTTATTAGAAGGTAGTAATGGTAAATTAAACCAATAACATAAACCATTTTGTTTTTCGAACATATCATTAATGTCAGAAATTGTTAAAGTATGTTCTAATTTTCTGTGTTTAGAGTCATGTAATAACGTGTTTTGCCACAATCTAACTCTTCTTTCTTTTTGTTTAAGTCCCTCTTTTTTTCTATGCTCAGGGTCTAATCTTTTTTTTCTTTTATAATTTCTTGTTCCTATCAGAATACATTCTTTACATCTATGACCTCTTTGTGTTAAATAAAAATTATCTAAATTTTTTAAAACATTACATTTACTACATTTTTTTTGTGTTTCCATATATATAAATATATGGATATACAATTATATTTAAAAAAAAAGGACTATTTATCCTTTTCTCCATTTACCACCTTTTGATTTGTATCTTTTTGCTGCTGCTCCATTACAATAAGCACTTGGACAAACTTCGTATCTTTGTCTTGCCCAATCTAAAGATTGTTGCCATAAATCGGGATTTGTTGGTTTATTTTTTTTTGTTTTTCCTTCTGACATCACTATATCTTCGTTGTCAAAATTCATAGACATGTCCATACCATCTCTTTCCGTCTCATTCATTAAAAAATCAAAAACTTGGTCCATATTGTTTTTTGCTTCTGATATATGGTCTTGAGCCCAATCGTGACCATTTTCTAAAATGTTTTCTATTATAGAATGGTCCATATCTAATAATATTTCACATTGTCTTTTCATTTGTTCTAAATTAGAAAAGAACATATATCTTGAAGAATTTTCTTCTTGTGTCTCTCTAATTACTTTTTTAATAATATAATCTAAATTTTTCATTTTTTTAAGAATTTAATCCGTTAAATCCGCCAATAGTCACCATATTCAACTGAACAACAGTTCCTCCTGTAAAATCACTATAATTAGGGTGTGGTGGTTTCACAACAACAACAGAACTTCCAGTTCCTCCTGTTGTACATATATATTCACATATTGTGACTTCGGTATTTGCGCTTGTAGTTGCCATTTTATTTTATAAATATACGTTTATTTTTTATTTACAATTTGAAACTGTAATTCTCTTTTATAAGTATCAACATTTCTATCACTTACAACTTTAATATCAACAAAATATTCATTTGGTATTTTATCTGTGGTGTCAAAGATAAAATAAAAACCGTCAGGGACTTCATTTACTCTTGTCCAATCTTGTACTTGAACTTCAGTACTTGCACCCTCTCTTACATAAATTCTATAATATGCCTCTACTGTTGTTAGTGGTGTATTTGTGGAATACGCTTGTTTTATTATTACGTTGACTTTTCTTATGTCAGTATTTAAAACTTTTTCGTTTTGTCTAATTCCATTAAATTCAAAACCATAAATTTTTGGTTGTTGAGTGACAGAACCTATTTGGAAGTTTCCATTTTTAGCCAATAATGCAAATTCTAAAGTCACGTTAGATATTGACGTAGAACTTACTGACAATCCTTTCCAAACATCATAATATAAACAAGGTGTTGTTGATGCTGTTAAATTGTTTATTGAACACTTGTAGACACCTTTGGTTACTTGACAAGTGGATAATCCTGTGAATCCCGATACTGCAACACCATTTAAATCAAATATATCAACTGTTGGTAAATTGTCTAAATTAACTGCGTTTCCATTTTCATAGACATACAAATACAATTCATTATTATTACCCGAATAAAATTTGTTTCTATCATCAATAATTAAATCGTTATAATTAGTTTCTAAAAACGGTTCATAAAAAGTTTGAGTGTGAGGGGAGAAAAATCCTACCGAATAATTTTCTGTTAAACCACTAATATTTTCAACATCAGGATAAAATGCAATTCCCCATCCTGTAACACCAGTTAATGTACCATTTAAAATGTTATTTATTTCATTTGTCATGTTAAATTCAATATCTTCATTACCAAATTCAAAATGTTGCGTTGCTACAATTGTCAAG